AAAGTACAGAAGTTATGGCCCTTCAGGCTAAAGCAACTGAACTAGCAACAAAATATCCGGAGCTAAATGAAACGCACGCAAGTTTTGATGAGGTTAAAACACAAGAAGTTTTAGACTTACGAGATGCTTTTATGGTACAAGGTTTTTCTGGCTCAGACGCACTAGATAAAGCTAGTAAATACATTATGGGTTCGCCTGTAGCAGCACCAGTAGCGCCTAAGGTAGATCCACAAATCGCACAAAAGAAAAAAGTAGCTAACACTACTAAAAAATTACAAGCCTCAGACTCACAACCCCCTGCAATGGTTGGAAAAACAAAAGTAGATAAAAAAGTAGATTTGGATTTGTTATCCTCTGATGAATTTAATGCTTTACCCGATGAAACTTTACGCAGAATGCGTGGAGATTTCGGATAAACTGTGGTATAAATTAAGTAAGTTCGTCCGTCAATACGATAATTGACCAGGGTCGTTCCTGTAAAAAATCGTTTTCGCCTGTCATGGCGTTAAACTGACCGGATTCGTATTCCGTAAATAACGAGAGCGTTTCCCGCACGATAGTGGGTATACGGATAAAAGTCGCTCCAAAAGTCGACTGGTTATTAAACTTTAATGATAAGGAGATATTATCATGGCAAATACTAACTTTGCTTCTCTAACCAGTGAACAATTAACGATCTGGTCTAGAGATTTTTGGCGTGTTGCAAGAAATATGTCTTTCATTAACCAATTCGCAGGTAGCGGATCTAACGCAATGGTTCAGAGAATATCTGAGCTTACTCAATCAGAAAAAGGAGCTAGAGCTGTATTAACACTTTTAGCTGACATGACTGGTGATGGTATCGTTGGTGACAATACTTTAGAAGGTAATGAAGAGGCACTAAGAGCTTACGACATAGTTGTACAACTTGATCAATTAAGATTCGCGAACAGACTATCTGGTAGATTGGCTGATCAAAAATCGGTTGTGAACTTTAGGGAACATTCAAGAGACGCACTTGCTTACGCAATGGCTGACAGAATGGACCAATTAGCATTCTTAACTCTAAGTGGAGTAGGCTATAGCCTTAAAAACAATGGCGCATTAAGACCTGTAATGAACTCAGGACAAAACCTTAATGATCTAGCGTTTGGATCGGATATAACAGCCCCAACTTCTAATAGACATAGAAGATTCGATGCCACTAGTGGTATTGTAGCTGGCGATGTTACTGCAGTTGCTGCAGCTGACAAACTTAGCTATGGTGCTCTTGTTGACTTAAAAGCTTACGCTAAAGACAACTACATTAGAGGTTTAAGAGGAGCTGGAAATGACGAGACGTATCACTTGTTTGTGACACCTCAAGTTATGGCTGACCTAAAACTTGATTCAGATTTTCTTGCTAACGTAAGACAGGCTGGAGTAAGAGGACCAGGTTCAAGCTTATTCGCAGGTTCTTCAAGCCTAATGGTTGACGGTATTATGATCCACGAGTTCAGACATGTGTTTAACACAAACGGAGCTACAAGTGGAGCATCAGGTAATGCTGGTTCAGCTGGATACAAATGGGGCGCTAACGCAGACGTTAACGGTTCCGCATGTATCTTTGCGGGTGCACAAGCACTAGCGATGGCTGACATCGGTGTGCCAGAAATAGTTGAAGACACATTTGACTATGGCAACCAAAACGGTATTTCAATAGGTAAGATATTCGGTCTTAAGAAGCCAGTTTATCATTCAGACGTTTCTGGTCAGAATGAAGACTTCGGTGTAATAAGATTAGATGTAGCTTATTAATTGTGGTATATTTTATAGGTGGCTGTTATGGCCACCTATATTTAAGGAGTAAAAATTATGTGGATAGTAGCAGACGAAGATAAGTATGTAGCTTCTACTTGGGGCGCGGTTGTTAGATTAGCAGCTGGAGAACCTAAAGAAGTAGGACATGAATTAGGCATACTCTGTTTACAAAATGGATGCACGGAGGTCAAAAGAGCTAGAAATGACAAAGGTCAATTACAAGCGGACGATCCATCTACACCAGAAGTAAACGAGGCGTATGACGGTGGCGTAGCGCCAACTAAAAAAAAGAAAGCTCCTACTAAGAAGAAAGTAGTAGCAAAAAAGTAAGGATAAATTATGGCAGGGACACTGACAGGCGCTAACTTATTAAGCAGGATTAAAGACACTCTACAGGACACTACTAGTGTTAGATGGCCTGAAGCTGAATTAATTAGATATATAAACGATGCACAAAGAGAGATTGTAAACTTTAGACCCGAGTCTTCAGCTACAACAACAAATGTACAACTTACAACGGGTACAAAACAAACATTACCTAGTGCGGGCCTTAGGCTAATTAAAGTAGTAAGGAACATGTCTGCAGCAGGTGGAAGTGCTACAGGTAAAAGAGCAATAAGAATTGTTAACCCAGATATTTTAAATACCCAAGAACCAGATTGGCATGATCCAACTGTTTCTGGAGATGCAGCTCATACTACTATAGTCAAACACTATATGTTTGATGAAGACGACCCAAGAAACTATTATGTTTATCCTGGCGTAGCGGGTAACGCATTTGTAGAAGTTGTTTATTCAGCTTCCCCAACTGATTTAACAGCTACTAGTAGCACTATTGGGGTAGACGATATTTATGCAAATGCAATTATAGATTTTGTCTTGTATAGAGCGTACATGAAAGATGCAGAATACGCAGGTAACGCACAAAGAGCGCAAAACCATTACCAATTATTTACTTCTAGTATTGGACAAGGCGGACAAGCTCAGACTTTATTAGACCCAAATAACGATCAAGTATCTAACATAGGCGCTGTTCCAAAGGTGATGACACAACAGCAAGGTAGGTAGATGTGGCGGCTTACTCTTCTTTAGTTAAAGAAGTTTTACCTTACGTACCTTTATGCCCAGACTCTTTAGTTGAACAAAACATAAGAGCTGCAGCAATAGAGTTCTGCGAAAGATCAAAAGCTTACATTTTAGATATGGACCCGTTTAGCACGATTGCGGGTGTGTATGAATACGACTTTGATATCCCTACTGGAACAGAAGTACATCAAGTTTTGTATATGACCCATGACGGAAAAGACATGGATCCGATAAGCCCTCGTAGCCTAGAACTAAACTATCCAGACTGGAGAGATAGAAAAGGCAACCCCCATGTGTATTTACAAAAAACCCCTAGTACATTTTGGATAGTACCTGTAGCAAGTGGCTCTAAACAAGTTATCGCAAGTGTGGCACTTAAACCTAGTAGGACTTCAAATAATGTAGATACTACTATATCTAATCAATACAGAGACGCTATTATATACGGTGCTTTATATAGACTTCTTCGTATGCCAAGTAGGGAATGGTCTGACGTAGGCGCAGCTCAAGAATATTTATATCAGTTTAATTTAGAAATAACACAAGCGGAACTAAGGGCCCGAGGCGGAGACCTAGGCGTAAAAAGAACAGTTAAGTACAAAGGAATAGGATTACCAAGGAGACGGTATGGAAAGTACGGAAAGGAGATCGACTACTGAGTTACCTAAATATACCGACATACGAAAATGTTGGGATAGGGTAAGGTCAGGTATAGTTGACATACTTAAAGCAAACCCGCTTTTAACTTTTATTCCTGAAGATGTTTACAGCGAATGTGTAAACGAAAGAGCCTTTCTTTACACTTCTTCTGTAGGTTTTTTGGTGTTGACTGTAGAGGTTGATACGTTTACAAAAGACAAGACATTACTGCTATGGATAGCGTATACTTATGATAAAGGAGGCCATAATTGGTTGGCCCATAATGAATGGTTTAACGACTTAGCAAAAGAAGCTGGTTGTAAGTATCTCGAAGCGAGATCACGAGTTCCAGAAATGGAATCGTACACAAAGCAAATAGGCTGGGAGTTAGACACACGAATTTATAGGAAAGAAGTAAATGAGTAGTAGACCTAAAGCATCGGAATACGAAGCAACAGAAGCTGAAAAAGTACAAGCTAAAGTAGCAAAAGCTGAAAAAGACTATTTTAATGAAAAGTACAGCCCTTTATTAAGAGAAATGCGCGACATTTCTTTAAAAGAGAATTATGGAAATTATGTGGCCGGCGTAGCTGGGGCAGACACAAACCAAACTTTACAAAAACCTTCTTTGGCTGCGGTACAATCCGTAGATACTTCCGCCAACAGGCT